TCATTGACATAGTACAAAGTGCCCTGAGAAGTGAGCAGCACGACCTCCATTGCCCGATTTCTACGGCTATGAATATAGACGCTGTCAATACGCAGCAATGTCTGAAACGGATTAAAGCCATTGGTCGGCACCGGATTGTACCGCTCATATCCCCAGCGTGTGGTCCAGCCACCACTGTTTTCATCAACAGTCCAGTTTGTTATCTCAGAAGCATCAATCTCTGGCTGTGGCAAAAGCTGATTCATGCCGCCAAGTGCTTGGATGCTGACGACACGGTTCTTCATGGTGTATGCCTCAACGCAGTATAGATGGGCTGTGCATCAGTCTGTCCATCAGGCATAAACTGTTTAACCCAACGCTTTGGAGCCTGTGTCAAGTACCGCTTCTCCATCTTGACGACTTCGCTGTCGGCTTTCATCTTGTACATGTTGGATTGTGTCAAGTTATCTGTTTTCATGTATATCTGCTCAAGGGCCATGTAAGCCAGAACAAGATGGTGAGCATTGGGAAACTCAGGCGTGTCGTGATCTTCAACCAGTCGTGGTGGTCGATACATGTAGCGCACGGTCATGTCATAGTCGGCATCTTGACGGGGATACAAACGGACACGCTGTGTGCAACCATCGGGATATGTAAAGCGTGGATTGTTTTGCTCCCATGTCTGCGACTGTAAGCTGGACAACGACACATCGTAATTGCGGACTGTTGATATGTTCGGGGCAATAGTAGTGGATTGTCCGCTGCTGTCAGCCACCAAACGCCACACATTTAAATCTTCATCGGAACAGCGTACATAAATCTTGCGATATGCAAATGCATCTACCCCTAAGTTCTCATTGGTAATCTGCAAATTCTGTGTATCAGACAATGTCAATGTGGTCACTTTTGATATGGCACTTTCACGGTAAGTAGCACCCACACCATATTGGTAGGTCATTGCCACATCAATCGTACGGACACCTTGTCCTGCTCCAACAGTGTACCCAGCAGCAGCCACCCTACGAGGCGCAACAATGTTGTAGTCATCGTATTGCACCCAGTAATATGGCATGTTGACCTCATCGAGCGGCAAGTTCCACCACTCATCTTCATAGCGAGTCAACGGTATCATCCGACCAGGTTCTACAGGTGTAATGGTTAAGCTGCGCTTGGCCACCTGTAGGATTTGTGTACAGTCTTGCGGCATGTCTATGTACCGCATCTTAAATGTAGCCGTACCTGCTGCGGCAGATGCATCGAAAGTTTTGTCTACATAAATGGTTGTTGGATTCAAACGAAACAAGACGGTAAGTTCTTCACCATCAAAAGCTACAATGTGGCCCTCAATCCATTCTGGGAAAAAGTTAGGCGCACTTGTAATCATAATGTTGCTCAAGCCCGTTGGTATAACAGGCACTTCTACATCTTTATATGCTGTAACCTTAGCCTCTTTCTGAGCAAACAAGAACGGCTTTTCAGCAAACAACCTGCGGTAGCAGTCATTGATAATGTCGTCTGTCTGCCCGTCAAAAGTGGTATTGGCTGGGTCATAGTCCAATATGTTGGTGATGTAATCTCTTATTTCAGACAAACGCATGGGTGCTCCTTAAAAAAATGCCCTGCCACGAGGGGCAACAAGTGGCAGGGCAACAAACTCTAACTAGGATAAATTAGAAGTTTTTGATAACAAATACGCTAATAGTTTCCGCAGTATTTGTACTTGCTGCCAATGCAATTGCTGTTGCGGCTTTAAGATTAAAAGCTGCAGAACCAGCTTCATCAATACCTGCAGCAGTAAGCACACCACCAGCAATTTGAGATACAAGAGCATCGCCAACAGCAATGTCAGTGTATGTCGGATTGGTGCTGTTTACTTTAGCATCAACAATACCACGAAGAATAACGGTTACATCTTCTCCAGCAGCGTAATCTTGCTCAATAACACCAATAGGACAAGCGTCAGTGGTGTCTGCTGTTTTTACATAGAGTGCTTTATCGCTGGCATCAGACTGAGCAAGGTCTAAGGAAACAACAGTATTGGCAGCAAGGCTTTCACTGGCAATAAAGATTTCGGAAACTCGACGGTTAGAGCTGGTAACGCCAGCACCATCCGCTGAGGTATTAAGGCTTTGAAGAACATTTGCACTAGACATTAGCTTTTCTCCCCATTCATAATAACACCATGACCTGAAAGGTTAGCAGTGGTAATCTGTGTACGAACCATGATGTTAGCAGCCATAGCAGCATAACCGCTGATGCGCTCATAATCACCAAGCTCAAAGTAAGCGTCTTTATCAAAGTACACATTGAACAGTTTAGAGTTCAAGAAATACATTGAAATCTTACCATTGGTACGGGCAGAACCATCATCGTAGTCTACACCAGTAATTGGAAGATTCGGATCAATGTACATCATTGCACCGTTAAACAACAGTCCAAGTTTACCAGCCATATCTCGTTCTTCAGACATAGAAGTATAACGCTCTTGTGCAAACAAACTATTTTTGTAAAGTTCATAGCTGTTTGGTGACGCAAGAATAATGTCAACTTCACCCTCTGGTGAATAGATTTGACTGTCAATCAATACGCGTGTCATTGATTGAAATAACTGTGCACCTGTTGGATCATAGGTACCACCACTTGAACCACCAATATCTACTGAGCAGTTTACAAATTGATTCTGCCATGAAGTTTGATATGCTGATTTAGCAATGCCACCAACGGTTGCAGTCTGAGCACCAAAAGCTAAAGTATCAAACCAGCCATTGGCACGAGTACCGTTTTGTGTAGCACCGTTAAGGCTTTCAAGTTCGGTAAGAACAGTTGATGTACCAGCAACGACTTGCTTACAGTATTCACGCTGAAGCATGCCCATAACAGACTTAAGGCGAGCCTCTGCAATTTTGATGACCGCACGGTCACCTTTATTGGACAGTTGCTCCTTTTCCGTCAAGACGATAGGCGCAACAAAGTCGCACCAGTTGTAAGTCGCAGTACGAAGTGGATCACGCACAGCAAGGTTTACGGCTTCATAGCCAGTGCTCAGCTGGGTGATGTTTGAGTGTTCAGTGAGGATTGTTGGGCAGTCAACTTTCTGACCACCATCGGATTGCTCGACATTACCTGCACGCTGAACCGCATCGAGGAGAGGGATTGCACGGAAGGTGTTATCCACTTCTCGATCACGGAGGATACGCAGGGTCGACGCTAAAATATCTGGTTGTATAGCCATCGCTCTCTCCAGTAAAAATTAAAGATTAAGGTTTCAGTTCAGCGTATCCCATACGGGGGCTGTGAATATGGCGTGTCCCATAAGGGGGCCTCATCAAAGATTGTATACATCAAAATTACTTTTGTTGCAAGATATGATTGTAAATGTCCCATGCGTTCATCTTGGTATCTCTGGGCATGGTCACGCCAGATTTACGCCCTGAGCCTACAGCAAGACCTGCTGCCCGTGCAGCTTTCTTTGTGCGTTGCTCACGCTGGGTCTGTACAGCCTCCGCAGCTTTTGCCCTGCGACCATGTACCATCCAATAAGCAGCCTCAAGGTCAAGATGCTCATTGGCTTGGAGCGTCTGGTGGACTTCCTTGCGAAACTCTTGGTCGGTCTTAAGCTCGGGATGCTCAGTCATAAAAGCCTCCAGTTTACTCTGGGCCTGAAACTGCATCTGCTCTTGGCGCATTGGCTCAAGAATACTGGACAAGCGTTCAGCCACAACTTTGTTGACATAGGCATTAAACGACTGCGGATCAAACGGATCAAACTCAACATTATCGCTGTTCGCCAGTTCGGTTATTTTCTGGTAGGCCTCACTTTCAGTCAGGGCTTTCTGCTGCCGTGCCAGTTCCTTACGCTGCTGGGCCAGTTCCTGTGTCTTGCGAGTATAGTCGGCACGCAGGCTGGCCATTGCACGCTGCACATCGTCTGGCGCAGACTCTAAAACGCTCTGCCAAGATTCACCCTCACGAAGTGTTTCTGCCTTTGTGGTTTCTTCTTCGTCTTGTGTTTTCTTGGTTTTGCGTTGCTCATGAGCATTGAGCAGGCTTTCGATGCGCTGCTCGTACTCATCAAGTTTGGGGGTAGCACCCGATTTCGGCTCCTCTGTGATCAAACCGTTAGGTTCAGGTGCTTCAGCCTGCTCAGGTGCTACCGTTTCTGTATTAACCGATTGTTCTGTGGTTGGTGTTTTTGTATCCATTACATTCTCCGCTTAAACATTTCATCCATGTCGACTTCTTCTTCGACTTCGACTTCTTCACGGGCTTCGCCCATTGCTTCTTCGGCTTCACCAAAGATTTCTTCTTCTAAAAACTTTTTGAATTCAGCATTCTTGACCAACTTATCTAGCTGTCCAATCACTGAAGCAAGGTCACGATCTTCTTTCATCTCAGCCAAGTCAATGTTAAAGTCCATGCCAGCATCTTCAGCAGCCGCAGCAATGGCCATAACCATCTGCAAAAGCTCCATTGGAAACTGGGTCTGATCACCGCTCACACGCTCAATGGCTTCAAATTCCATTATGGGTGCATACTTGTTCAGTGTATCAACCAGTCTGTTCAGCATGCGCTCACTGAAGCGGCCCTCTGGTAGCTCGATTGCCATGACGCTTTCGATCTCAAAATCAACACGATCTCCAGCCTTACGCATCTTTTCTCTGGCATCTGTTTCTGGCATCATGCCCATATCCATTTGATTCATTCCCATGTTATTCCTCCGAGATTGATCTTGCCGCTGCGGCAAATGAGTTTGTTTCTTTCATGGTGCGGGTAAATGTTTGCACCTGACGCTCATGGTCAATAGCATCATTAATCTGCTCTTGCATGTTCGTTTCGATTTCTTCATTGCTAACAGGGCGCACACCAAGCTCGGCCATGACCTTGTCTTTGTGTTCATGGCTTTCGATGTATCGACCCAGTGCCTTGTCGTAATACCCTTTCTGGTTAATGCCATTCACAGGTATTGGCCGCAGCTTACCCGCCACATATCCGGCATCATGCCCACAGCCTTTACAAGGAATCTTAAAAGTCATGTCGTTAATGTCATACCACCACACATAGGTCATGGTATCACATTCTTCTGCACGGCAATGGTAGCGTCTAGGGCTAAGGCCCCGACTGCTTTTGAATTCGTTGTAGGTCATAAACCTGTATTTGGCTTTAATTTCAGACATTGGGTAGTATCCTGCTGATGTTCTGTGGGCTGGGTTGTTGTATTCCGACTGCTGCTGCGGCCATTGGATTCACACTGCCTGCTCCCATACCCATTGCGGGCTGTGGTGACTCTGGCATGGCAGCTGGCATTGGGGCTGGCACATCTAGTAAATCTTCTGGCAAGTCATAGTTGCGCACAATCTGCTCGAGCAGCTTTTCATTTGGTACACCAAGTTGTTGCAGCACAGGCAATATATTCAAAAACTCTTGTTTCTTAATGTTGTCACTGACGGGTGTGCTGCCCATATCCTGAGCATAAATGCCAAAGTCCCCATCTAAATCTTCCCCTTTAAGGATTTGTGTAGCCCCATCAAGCACAATCACATCGGCATCTTCAGTTAAAAAGACCTGCATCATAGACACATATACAGCCGAAAGATGCTCAATCATCGCATCACGCTCTCTGGCCAAACGCCCAACTTCCGATGAGGAATAAGCCGCCAAAGCCGTTACCTCAGTCGCAGTCGCTTTGGTCGCCTCACCCCGTGTAAACGGAGCCATCACTGAGCCACGCTGAAAGTCGTCATTGACCTGATTCACATACTGCTGAAGCTCGGCTGGTACAGGATTATGTGGCACAGCCATAATGCTCCCAGCCAATGTCTGACCAGGACTAAGCTCAACCTCCACATACTCACCATCGACACCTTGTGCCAACTTGGACATGGCATCGGCATCGAACACGCCTTGCTCAACAACCCATTGACGGGCTGCACGCCTCACCATGTTGGCCTGATATGTCCGAATCACATTGGTTTCCTGTACCTGATCATACACTCTAAAAAGCGCACTGTACCCACGAAGCGGTACATCGGGTTGCCGTGAGTAATACAAAGGTACAATCGGACTTATAGGCGCATCTGATGCGGAGCGAAACGGTATATCTTCGTACTTGGTTTTTTGTATTGCATCGCCTTCACCCTCCTCGATGACAACACCTTCATACAAAAACTTTTCTCCATGTGCATAATCAGGTGACCATATCTTGAGCTTATCGCTCCGAAAATCATAACATTCAACAATCTCGACATACTCAAAAACGGGCTCCGTTTCCTCAGATGCTTTTCTGCCTCCATAGCCACGACTTTCCTCACCATCCACATAATCCAAGTACTTCACCAATGGCGCACTGACAAACCGCTTGTTACCAAACTTCTTTCTTGCGTCTTGCAATGTCATATAATACCGATGGGCCACAAACCGCTGGTCATACCAGCTGGCTGCATCCGTATCCACAATCACATCCCACGCATTAATCGCCACCGCACTGATCCGCTTAAAAGGATCTGGATTCTCATTCGGAACCAACTTCACAAAAGCTGCCGGATATATCAACGCCAACCGACTGGCATCTTCCAACTGCGTTCTAATGCTGTCTAAGAACGCATTGGTCATCAACTGCGCTTTAATCGGATTTCCACGACCACGCACATCTGCTTTGAACACCACCGCAGGCGACCGTGTAAACAATGACGCAATATACCCCTCAATGTACTCATACGCCCGTGTCGTATCAATGAGAATCTGACCATAGTTATCTCTCTTGTCCCAATACTCACAGTTATACGCCAGCCTTAACTTGCGCATCTTGGGCCGCTCATTGCGCCAGTATTCCTCATGCTGCTCATACAAGGCCTGTAAAATCTTAGCTGTAATCATTCGTTACGCCCCCATGCGATTGGATCTGCCTGTCGTCTACCGACTCTACGGCTTCTGATAAAATCATCTACCATATTTTCCTGCGCCCTGCGCAAAATGCGTCTTGGCACATCACGGGTACACCTATAAGCCAATGCCAACGACATTGCCATATCATCATGCAA